TTTTCCATCATTTTAAATACTCACTAATAATTTCTGAAGATAATAGTTTAATAATCTTTCTGTANTCNTCTGTNTCTAATAAATCATACACAGCTAAACGCTGTATCAATGTAAGTTCATCTACTTTAAATTTAAAAACTTCTAACTTAATTAACTTCTCTCTCAATGCTTTAGTAGCAACAGGATCAATCCTTGCCATGTCTAATGCTTCATTGAGCGTCATCTTAAACGGCTTTTCTTGTTTCACAGGCATATAATAATACTTCTTGGTTTCTAAAAAATGTTCCTATTTGTTTTCTGCCTTTGTAGTTCCTAGTCGTTCTTGAATAAGTTAAGTTATTAAACAACCTATCGCATTGATAAGCGGAGTTATCATTATAAAAATCAAACGTCATAATGTTTCCGTTCATCAATAGAATAGTTAAAACTAATTTCATCCTAATATCAAAATCAAAATAAGAATAAAAACAATTGAGATAAACTTTATTCTTGTTTTATTAAGACGCTTATCTTCAGCATACGTTTTTTTCTCATTAAGTTTTTGCATATTAAAATCAGATATAATTTTGTGTTGTTGTTTATAATAAGCGTTTATGTCCATTGAGTCTATATAATCCCCTCTGCTGTTAATATTGATAAACCTATTTGTCTTACAATTTGTGGTACAATAGAATTTCCTAAAGATTTTATTCTGTTGGATCTATCTTTGTCCAGTTCATAGGAAACCCCATTAGGAACTCCACAAAATTCGGATTCAATTTGCCACCAGGTTTTCCTTCCTTCATCATTTTTACTGGAAGTGAATCTGAATTCCTGTTCTGGTGTGAGCTGCTTAGTGTTGAGTCTTTGTAATCTCTGGTTGCTGGTGTTGGAAACATCTTCATTGCCACTTTCTCTTCCAACTTTGAATTGTATTTGTTCCTCTTGGCTATTGTTTCCATATTCTCCACCATTGCTGCCGAAGCTCTTGGAGTTGGGTACATCTCTACTGCTATTTTGTTCATCACATCTGGAAGAGTAGCTCCATATCTCACTCCAGTTTTTTTTCTTGTTGATGTCCAACCTTGTTCGTTCATCTGAACTTGATTTGGATTTACTGGTGGAAAATAATCCCTTGCTCTTGGAGTTGGATAAAGTTTCACAAACGCTGGTAGCATTATTTGATGTCCCTTTTCTTTTATTCTCCTTGCATATTCCCCATTGTCTTTCACATCCTGTTTGTACATTCCTCTTGTTGGTGTTGGATATGTTGTTGGCGATAATCCAGATTCTTTTTCTTTGATGCCAAGCACCGATGCCTGAAGCTGGAATAATAATACATTGGCTTTTGAAACCTTCGTTTTCCAAGTCATTAAGCACCTGTCTGAGTACCATGCCTTCGTTGATATTAACAATGCCTTCAACATTTTCTCCAATAACCCATCTTGGCTTTGTTTCTCTAATGACTCTAAGCATTTCATCCCAGAGGTAACGATCATCTGCTGTTGACTTTCTTTTTCCTGCGACTGAGAATGGTTGACATGGGAATCCACCAGTAACGACATCTGCTGCGTATCTTTCTCCTTTGACATTTCTTATATCTCCTTCAATGTTAATATTAGACCAATGTTTCTTTAAAACCTTTTGACAAAAGTTATCTTTCTCTACAAAGCCAATCGTCTCAAAGAAACCTGTTGATTCTAAACCTAAACTAAAACCACCAATACCAGAAAATAAATCTAAAACTTTTAATTTCATAAAAATATTACAACAAACAAACAGAATGAAATGATTGCTGTATATAATATTATTCTATTTGTGTTTGTCATATTACTGTAATTGATTTGATTGCTGCTGTCGGAATTGCGACTACGTCAGCGTAATCTATAGAGTGATCCTTGTTATAACTCCAAGAACTAAATATCTTTACTGTGTTTCTACTTTTAGAAAATAAAAAACCAACTGAAATACATTCAGCTAAAGTATGATTTAAAACTTCTGCTTCTGTTAACCATGCTCCCTCTGCATTACAAATATCCATCCAACAAATCTCAACTCTTTGGTAATTAAATTTTTTATCCATTGAAAATATTTTCTATTGAAATTAAATTTTCCATTGGCACAGAATAAACTTTGGGTCTATCAGTATAACCAAAGTCAGTTAGGTATTCTTTATTACCTACAATGTTACTTGAGTTAACATAACCAACCACCTCAAATATTGGACAACGATCAATGACTAATATGTACGTTTCATTTGCAGAACTATCTTGTCTTATGATTAAAAAGTTTTCATTCTTAGGTGTCTGGCAACGAACCTGAACTCTTTGATTATTAAAATATAAATCAGCACCTCTAAAATTATTAACATGATAATTAAAATGTACTTTTAAAACTTTTGCTACAGCAAGTTCAGCAAGTGTACCTGACATAGATTTTGCAACCTTGTCGCCAAAGCTACCTTTGTAACCATAACCCCAATTAATATTCTGTCTCATGCTTTCAGTAATGCGAAGCAACGCCGTATAACCAGCTGCAAGTATTTCGTATTCGTCTAATTTAATTTGAATCATTGTGATTCGTTTTATTAATTCTATTTGTTTTGACTGTCAATAATTTATCAACACAAACAACCTTAGGTTTTATATATAATTATATGCTATTGAATTATATATCTTATTTGTTGTATATAAATTAATTGATTATAGTATTGCAATGAAGTGTAAATAGTAATACTGATTCGGAACATGAACGATCTTAGAATTACTGATCCAGCTTATAAAGCGTTTGGTTTAGAGTATGCTAGTGTCTCACAAAATAAATTACCAGAAGATAAAAGATTTTTTAATTATATAGTTCTTACTCCACAAGAAAGAATGAACATGCCTAAGCGTTCTCACTTTACTATGGGAAACATTGTTCATAACGCAGTTCAAAAAATTCTTTGCAAAAAAGAAACATTAAAAGATGTTATCTTTAATAAAGAGAAATCATTATTTAAATCATTAAAAGCAGAAAAACCAATAGACGAAAAAGATAAAGCCAAAAGATATTACATGGCTAAGAATTTTAAATTAACATTAAAGCAATTTCAAACAGCAATAGAGAGTCTGCCAAAACAAGATTGGAATTTTGAAACTGAGTATGCAACATGGATAGATGGAATAGGAACTTACTTCAAAATGTTTATAGATTTAGAGGGGCAAGATTACATTGTAGATTTAAAAAATATATTTGGTTCAGTCATTAAAACTAAAAAAGGTTATTCATATACTAAGAGAGCAGTACCTCAACAACCCTTCCATAGCGATTGTATGCAAATGGCAGCTTACTCATACGCAACAGGCGGTAAGAAACCTGTGCTTATTTATTCTAATCACTTTGAACATAAAGTATTTAGCGAAAACAATTGTGATGATTTAAAACCTGAGAACTTAAAAAATTTCTTAGCTGAGTTAGTTATGTACCAACAAATATGGGAACAGAAATTAAAGTTAGCTAATGGAGATCCCTTTGCTTTAGCTAGACTTATTAAACCAGATTTTTCAGACATAAGAAAAAAGCAAGACTTCTTTTGGAATGATGTACCTGAAGAATATATAACTAGATTTTTAAATTATTATAAAAATGAACAACGATAGATTTGAATTGTTTATTATAGCTATGCTTGCATTGGTTGCAGTTGAAACTATTAGACACTTATTTGGGATATGAAAACGAATAACAATAACAAAGGAGAAAAAATGGAGAGCATAAACCTGATAGAAGCTATCAAGGAATTTACTGAAAACACTAAAGACAGTTTCATTAATATTCAAGGTAGAAAATATCTTAAAGTAGTTGATAGACTAAACTTTGTAAGACAAAAGTTTGGTGAAAGACTATGCGTTAAAACAACAACATCATACCCTGATGGATTGGCAATGTTCCAAACAGAAATATTTATAGATGGAAAGTTAATTGGAACTGGACACTCTAAACAAACAGTAAAGAAAGATAAAGAATTTGAGAAGATAGAATCAGTATCTATTGGTAGAGCATTAGGTATATCAGGATTTGCAGGTTCAGAACTAGCAACCTTTGAAGAGATGAATGATTTTGTTAAATCAAATCCAATACAAAATTTTAGTAACACTTATGTCCAATCTAAGTCTCAATCTACAGATGAATCTAGAGACGACATAATTACTAAGATACAAGATGCAGAAAAATTTTCAACAACACCTGGAATATTAGAAAAGAACTTGCAACAAATTTGGTCGCAGTATTCTGAGAAGCTAGGTTTTATGCAAGTTGAAGATCAAGACTTTTACAATGCAATACTACAAGCTAGAAAAAAAGCAGAACAAACAGTAAGAACAAGGAGTAACAATGGCAGATAACAAATATGATAATACACTTTCTCTATGGAAAAATGCAAAGCGTAGAGAAGGTAAGCAAGACCCTCAATACACAGGCAGCGGAATGATTGAAGGAAAAAAATGGTCTATCTCTGGTTGGATTAACACAGCTAAGAAGAATGAGAAAGCACCGGACATTTCTATNAAAGTNAATCCGTTTAAAGAGTCAACAAAAGATAAGATGCCGTTTTAATTTATGAGCGATAATATTAATCCAGAACATTATAAGAATAAATCTATAGAGACTATTCATGCTATCTGCTCTCAGTTAACTGAGGTAGAAATGATTGGTTATCTTAGAGCTTCTATAATGAAATACATTATGCGTTTCGGCACAAAGAATGGACTTACATTAGAAAAGTCAATTGAAGATGCTAAGAAATGCAAATGGTTTATGGATCAATTATTATTAGAATTAGAGTCTATTAAGAAATCAGGTAGTGATTCTTATAAACATTCTAACGTTCATAGTTTATTTCCAAAGGATAAAAAATGAATAAAAAGAATGGCAAAGACTATATCTTCTTAAGTAAAGTCAAGGCGGATGTATTAAACTACATAGCTAACTTTGTTAAAGAGAAAAATTATTCTCCCACTTTAATAGAGATTGGCAATCGCTTTGGCTTTACTAGAAGTAGATCCAATGCAATCGTAAATGATTTGGCTAGAGCTAATCTATTATCTAAGGATGTAAGATACCCTCAAAGAAAGATTAAGTTAAGTCATCAACAACTAATGAAGATAACTTCTTTGAAGGTTAATGAAATATATCCGGTAAATGAAATTTGAAAAAACATATTTTTACGAATTCAATGCAAAGTTTAAAGAGATTTTTGATGATGTGGAAGTTGCTGCAAAGTCAGAAAAACCTAGTGAATTAAAAAGCATGGACATTACGAACATACGCTTTTTAAGATCTAGTATTAAACAAGTAAAGGAAAAAGAAAAAGATGGAAAAAATCCATGATCCTAAACAACAAGTCAAGATAGAAAAGCGTTATTATACTCTACTTGAAAAAGAAAAGAAGTTAGAAGAAGAAGCGCTTAAAGTTGCAGAGAAGAAAAGAAAAGCTGCATACGAACTTGGTATGA